TTGTGCAAATTCAATTACCACGAATACGGTACTATCGGCTCAGCTTCTGGCTCTGTCGTGAACTACCTTGCTGTTTAATTAAGGAGATAAATCATGGCTGGAGTTATTACTACCGCATCACATCCCAAAGCACTATGGCCTGGTATCAAGGCTTGGTGGGGACAGACTTACAACGAGCACCCAGAAGAATATGTAGACTTGTTCGACAAGGACACATCTACTATGAACTACGAAGAAGACGTTCAATTGTCTGGCTTCGGTCTGGTGCCAATCAAGTCTGAAGGTCAAGGCACTGCCTATGACTCTGAAATCCAAGGCTTCACAACTCGCTATACACACGTTGCATACGCAATGGGTTATATCGTGACTAAGGAAGAAATGGATGACAACTTGTATGAGCAAGTGTCTAAGAAACGTGCAGCTGCATTGGCTATGTCTTTCCGTCAAACGAAAGAAAACATTGCTGCTAACGTGTACAACCGCGCTTTTAATGGCTCGTATTTAGGTGGTGATGGCGTGGCTCTTTGCGCTACTAACCATCCAAATACTTCTGGTGGTACGTACTCTAACAAGCCAACAGTTGATGTTGACTTGTCTGAGGCTTCTTTAGAAGACGCAGTGATTGCAATCATGGGCTTCCAAAACGACCGTGGTCTGTTAGTTGCTATTCAACCAAACAGCTTGCACATTGCTCGTCAAGAAGTGTTTAATGCTCAACGCATTCTGCACTCAAGCTACCAAACAGGTAATGCTAACAATGACATTAACGTCATCAAGTCTGGCAATTACATCCCTGGTGGCTTTAAAGTAAACCACTACTTCACAAGCCCACACGCTTGGTTTATCCGTAACACTATCCCTGGTGGTACTGGTTTGAAGTACTACGAGCGTCATGCTGTTACGTTCGATCAAGACAATGACTTTGATACTATGAACGTTAAAGCCAAAGGCTACGAGCGTTATAGCTTCGGTTGGTCTGATCCACGTGCTATCTACGGATCTAACGGTCCTTAATTGTTATTAGTAACATTCCCCCTCCCTAAAAAGAGGGGGTTCTTTTTATTCTTCATAAAGGAAATATCATGGGATACGAAAAACGTAAATCAATGGGTCAAAAACCTGATCCAAAGACTACAGCTAAAGGTGAGGAAAAAGCTCCACACAAATCACCTAAGATGGCTGCCGCCAAGAAAATGATGGCTGCTAAAAAGATGATGTCTAAAAAGAAAATGTAATATAGAATGCAATCTCCGATGACGCCCTTAATTGGGCGTTGTTTTAAACAACGTCAAAGGAACTATCATGTCAAATCCAACCCGACTTTATAGCGGTTTATCTACCGCATACCCTAACGAGACTCTGTACTCGTTTCCTTTTCCTGATCCTTTTCACACTGGTAGCACTCAAGCTTTAGGCAGTTCTACCTATGTAAACGATTTCAACACTTTAATAGGTACTGATTACACTATTACAGGTACATCTTCTACTTTTGCTTTAACCGCTGGTATTGGTGGTCAAGCTATTTTGACTCCAGGCGGTACTACTACTGCTAGTTCTGCTTACAAAAATGGTCAATTTTTCCAATTTACAGCAGGTACTCGTGCTTGGTTTACTACTCGTTTTCAAGCTTCTGCTGTAGCAGGTAACGTGTCTTTTTATGCAGGTATGCAAAAAGGTTCTGCTGTTACTGATGGTTTGTGGTTTGCTAAAGCTGCTGCATCTACTTCTATTAATTTAGTGTCTACTGTTAATAGTACTGCTACTACATTAGTAACTGGTGTTGCTACTGCTGTTGCAGCTACTTGGGTTGAACTTGGTTTGTATTACGATGGCACAGATTTAATTGTGTACGCTAATAGCGTTCCTGTTGCTCGTGTATCAGCACCTACTATTGGTTCAACAGGTACTACTTTGACTAATGCTTTAATTGCTCCAGTGTTCCAAATCACTCCAACAGCAACTGACACTTTGACTGCTGACTTTGTTTTGGCTGCCCAAGAAGTTTCACGTTAATTAGGAGAGTCACATGACTAACTCCGTAACATTTCAAACCCTTGAAGAAGGACAGCGTAATATTATTGTTAAGGCAGCAGGAGTGCTTGACACTTCTGACTACTCTCTTAACACTTTTATTAGTGCTGCTTCTAGTAATCAAGGTGGTTTAGGTGCAACACCTACGCAACTTCGTATTGACCACATAGACTACTCTATTAGTGACCAGTTAGAAGTTCAGCTGTGGTGGGACGCTACAAACGATGTAATTATCATGCCCTTAGCTGGTCGTGGGCGGATGTCATTCTGGAACTTTGGTGGTTTAATTAACAATGCTGGAGCTGGTAAAACTGGCGACATCTTAATTAAGACTACAGGTTGGACATCTGGTACTCAGGTGTTCTCTATTGTTCTTGAGTGTGTTAAACAAGGTACTAATCTGTAATGGATTACCAAGCCCTCTTAAACGCTGGCTTAGTACTTGTGTCCTCAGTCACGGGCTGGTTTGCCCGTGAACTGTGGTCTGCTGTTAAAGAACTTAAATCTGATCTAGCTAAACTCAGAGAAGATCTACCCAAAGAGTACGTTGCTAAAGACGACTACAAGGATGACATTCGAGAGATTAAGAACATGATTGGAAAGATCTTTGATAAGTTAGATAGCAAATCGGACAAGTAACATGTCTCAGATGATTGTTCCATCCAACGCTAAAGAAGCTCAAATTAGTGCCACCATCATTCGTGCTGATGGTACTGTTGAGCATCTTGGTGTTGTAAGCTATTGGCACAAGAACCCACTCAAACGTATATTTTGGAGTATTAAAAAATGGCTACTCTTTTAGTCAATACTGGTAGAGCAATCGTAACTAACAGGATTAAAGGTTCTGGCACAGAGCCTTTGTATGTTGCTTATGGAACTGGTGCTGGTACTACTGGTGCCACTGACACCACTTTGTTTACAGAGACTGGTACTCGTCAATCAGGTACTAGCTCACAAGTAACTACATCTACAACCAATGACACCTACCAAGTAGTTGGTACACAGACTGCTGGTGGTACTCTTGCTATTACTAATGCTGGTTTATTTGATGCGTCTACTTCTGGCAACTTGTTTGTCAAGGGTGACTTCTCAACAATCAACCTTAGCTCTGGCGACTCAATTCAGTTTACATTCAAGACTCAATTCAGTTAAGGAGTCCTAGATGGCTCTAGCCCTTAATGATCGGGTACAACAGACGGGTACGGCTAACACAACTGTTAGCTTTACTCTATCTGGTTCAGTAACAGGCTTTCAATCGTTTGCTGTTATTGGTAATGGCAATACTACGTACTACACTGCCACAGATGCTTCTGGTAACTGGGAAGTAGGCATTGGTACGTATTCAACTACTGGTCCTACTCTTACCCGTACAACCATACTTGCTTCTAGTAACTCTGGAAGTGCTGTTACGTTCTCTGGAACAGTCAACGTCTTTGTTACTTACCCAGCTGAGAAGTCTGTTAATCAAGATGCTAATGGTCGCGTTTTAATTCCTTATACAACTGGTGCATCTACTGTTGGATCATTAAATGTTGGTAATGCAACAACATCTGATACTGGAATGATTGCGGCTTTTACGGGAAGTGAAACACTGTATCTTTATACAAGTTTACAAAACACAAGTTCAAGCAACACAAGTTACGGTGCTTATGCAGTAAATAACAACAGCCGTTCATCGTATCTTGAAATTGGTGCAAACAACTCGGCTTACAGTTATTCTGCGGCAGGGTATCCAAACAACACCTTTTCTACGGCATCAGCGCTATTTCTTGAATCAAATGGCGCTCCACTAGCTATAGGAACTTGGGATAGCCAAGCAATTAGTTTTATTGTTAATGGCTCTGTTAATACAGCAGACGCTCTTACTATTGCAACTACAGGTGCGGTTACTACTCCAAATCAACTAACAGGCGCAACCGTAAGAGCATCTAACGGGATTGTGGTTAACAGTAAGACTGTTTCTGCAAGTTACACTATTGCAAGCGGAGATTCAGCTATGTCTACTGGTCCAATTACTGTAGCAAACGGACAATCTGTCACTATAAGTTCTGGCTCTCGTTGGGTAGTTTTGTAAATGTTTGGCGTATCTGCAATAGCCCAAGCACCCTATGCTTCGTTAGGGACAGTAACAACATTAAAGGCTATTACTGCTACTGTTACTTCTACTGTTGCCTTAGTTAAACAGATTCAAAAGTATGTAGCTGCAACTGGTACATCTACAGTTAGTCTGCTAAAGGCTATAACAAGAACCCTGTCATTCTCTTCTACATCTACAGCAACATTGCTTAAGTCTATCTCTAGAACCCTAAGTGTTGTTTCTACAAGTACTGTCACTTTGGTACGTAGTGTTTTAAAACTGTTATCTATAGCCGTTACGTCTACGGTCAGCATTGTTAAAGCTGTCGCAAAGTATGTAACTGCTTCTAGTACGTCTACTAACACTATCTTAAAAGCTGTTGTAAAGACTGCTTTTAATATAGCGTCTACAAGTACAACAACTCTACTTAAAAGAGCTGGGTTAATTAAATCAGTTGTTACTAGTAGCACTGCAACTATGGTTAGGTCTACTCTAAAGAAGGTAACAGCATCTGTAAGTAGTACCGTAGTATTACTTTATGGGTTTTTCTTTAATAGAACACTGTCTGTAACAGTTACAACAACGGCAACTATATCTAAGCTGCTATCTTTGTTTAGAACACTTGTGGTTACACCTGTAACTTCTACTGTGTCTATTATTACCCTAAGAGGCATAACTTTTGTTGTTTCTGTTGTATCAAGTGCCTACATACTCACCAAGACTTCTAGGTTTGTGTTATTAGTAACAACCGTTTATACTACTGTTGTAAGCTACATTCATCGAGTCCTACCTAACGTTGTAGACACACTCTTTGTTCCTACAAAGAAGATTGCTGTCAAAGTTGCTGGATTTGTTAGCATACTAGTTAGACCAAAAAAGACTAATGTAGTTGCTACAAAACAGGATGACATTTATGGCTGAGAGCTTCTCTTACAAATTTACAACTGAAGTCAAATCGTTATCGTTTGACTTTAGTCAAGTGCTAGCTAGTGGAGAAACAATCTCTACAGCAACTTGTACTGTTGTTGTTATAGATGGCACAGACACTAATCCTTCTAACATCTTGTCTGGTGGTACAACCATCATTGGCTTTAAGGTATACCAACAAGTACAGAACGGTGTAGCTGGTGTAACCTATAGGTTAGTAGCCACCATAACAACTAGTGTTGGTAATACCTTAGTTGCTTTGGGTGACCTACCCGTATACAGTACCACTGAGGTGCAATAACTATGTCTTACAAACCTAGATGGGACAATGGTGGTTGGAACGTTATTTGTGACGTATGTGGTCGCCAATACAAAAACAGCGAACTACAACTCCGTTGGGATGGATTTATGGTTTGTAGTGGTGACTGGGAACCTAGACAACCGCAAGACTTTGTGCATGGTGTTGCAGACTTGCAAGCACCTAAATGGGCTAGACCAGAACAGACTGACTACTTTATTCCCACTTACAATGGACGGACTAATGCAGTGAATAGTAATGCTCTCAACTCTTCACAAATCAATTAAAGGCTTGTTATGGGAATGAAATTTAGTAACAACGCTAGTACAACGCTACAGTTAATACTTAGTAGTAGTGCTACTACTTTAACTGTTGCTAGTGGCACAGGTGGTTTGTTTCCATCTGTTAGTGGAAGCAACTACTTCTACGCTACATTGACTAACGCATCTAATGCTATAGAGATTGTTAAAGTAACTAACACATCTGGTGATGTGTTTACTATTGTTCGTGGTCAAGACGGTACTAGTGCTAACAGTTGGAACAGTGGTGACAAATTAGAGCTACGTGTTGTTGCTGCTAACTTAAATGACCTACCTAAGCTAGATGAAGCTAACACCTTTAGTGGTAACAATACATTCTCTGGTACTAACACCTTCTCTGCTAGTAACACATTCTCTGCTGTGCAGAACATGTCTGTTGGTTCTGTTGGTGGTCCTTGGACTACAGCAGGTAGACCAACTAGCCCTGCTACAGGACAATCTGGTTACAACTCTACACTAGGTAAGGTTGAGACTTGGAATGGTTCTGCTTGGGTATCTAGTGGTGGTGCTACAGGTGGTGGTGGTGACGATGTGTTCTATGAGAACAGTTTAGTTGTTACTAGTAACTACACATTGAGTACCAATAAGAATGCTCACTCTGTTGGTCCCATTACTATACAAAGTGGTAAAAGTGTTACTATCCCTAGCGGTCAACGCTGGGTTGTTCTTTAAAGGATAAATATGTCATCTGTCGTTATAAGCGGAGATACAAGCGGTTCTATAACGCTACAAGCACCTGCGGTAGCGGGTACAACTACGCTAACTTTGCCAGCAACTACTGGTAACTTTTTGACTTCTACTACACAGTTAATTGGAACTGGTACAACTACAAATAATGATGCAAGTACTGGCTATGTTGGTGAATTTATTGATTCTGCGGCAACCAATGTAACTGTTGGAACAAGTGCTACAAATTTAACTTCAATAAGTTTAACTGCTGGTGATTGGGATGTTTCTGGTATTGTTCAGTTTTATGGTGGTGGGGCAATTACTTATGTAACTGGCGGAATAAATACTACAAGCGCATCTTTTTCTGGAACAGTTATTGGGAAAAGTCAAATAT